ATTTTAATATTATATCACTATTCCATGTTAAAGTAGTAGAATAAGCAGGAGAACCCCATGAATTACTTGTATTTGCATAAACATTTATGGTAGTAGAAGAAGCTAAATTGTGTCCTAATACTGCTATTGTAGTTACAGGAAGAGCAGAACCCAAATCAAATATTATACTCTGTGTTGTAGAAGCATTTGTTTTCCATAAAGTAGACAATCTTTGGTCAGTAACATTTACAGCAGGATAATCAATAAGAGCACTTGAAGCAGTAATATTTGAACTTATTAAATTGTCTATATAATTAGGATATGTTACTCTCATCTGTCTTCCTCCAGATTCAAACTATAAGTAAATTTCATACTTTCATTGTGGGTAAATGTTATGGAACCATCAATACTGCAATATAATGGTTCAACTAATGGATATCCACGTATAGTATCAAAATTACAGAATATAATGGATTTATTATTTGCTACAGTCTTATACATTGTATAAACATTGTTTATCATATCATTTGAAGTAACAGGAAATGATAATTCTATTCTTCTCCATGAAACTCCAGGTATTGATATTTTCTGTCTGTCCTTACCATAAATATTTATATCACTACGTTTTTTAGTAACTTTGAAATCCAATAAACTAGATGGTGTTATTTGTAAATAGTCCCCCATCCATATTCTACCTAACTGTATTGTGTTTGTATTTGTTATAGAGACTTTAGCAAAAGCATATTTATCTTGTCTTATAATAAAATCACCAGATTCGGTAATCAAAAAATCACCACTTTCTGTAGTAATAAAATCAACAGTTATCACATCACTTGTTAATTCATTTGCATTTTCTATTTCAGTTGTGCCTACATAGACAGGAGTATCTATAAATTTTAGTATAATACCATTGTTGTATGATAATGTATGTGTTACTGGAGGATTTGTCCAATCATTTATATAGTTAAAAGCTACTGATATAGTAGCACTTGAATCCAAATTATGTCCAAGCAAAGCTATAGTATTTATTTTATAACCATGACCAGTAAAATCTATAAGAATGGATGAAGTGCTAGCCATCATGGAACAAAAACCAAGCCGTTGGTCTTGTACATTTGAAATAGGATAATTAGGATTTACTGTTGCACAAGTAAGTTTAGATGAATCCAATTTACTGATTATATCATTATATGCTATTCTCATATATTACCCACGATGCTTCTTGCATCAATTTTAACCGTTCTATTCCTTGTAGCAGGGAATATCTTTTCAAGTATAGGTTTGTCATCAAGATTCACTACTAAATGAATATCACCTAAATCAGTTGGAACTGCTGAAGCTGTTTGAAATGATTTTGTGTTGATACTAGCAATCACCTGATTCAATCTATCTAATGGAATAATAGCTTCAGCCATATTAGCTTCTGCTACTTTTACAATAGTACCACCACGTTTAGGCATTACAACCATACCAGATTGTGCTTCTGGTATTGGTAATGCTTTTATTGCAGCAATAACTTTATTATATTCTGCTTCTACAGCTGCTTTATCTTCCTTACTAGCATCATGAATTGCTTTTTGTTTTGCTATTTCAGCTTCAGCTAATGCTAATTTTTGTTCTGCTACGGCTTTATCATGAATAAATTTTTTAGATTTAGCTTGATAATCTGCTTCAGCTGCTTGTAAAGCTAACTGATTTTCATACATTATTTGGTCTCTTTTTTCTTTATCAATCTGATATTGTTTTTCTGTTTCAAGCCGTTGTGTTTCAGCATCAAACAATATCTGGTCTCTTATAGCTTTTTCTTCCTGATATTTTTTCTCAGCAGCAGCTCGTTCATCTTCATATTTCTGCTTTATATCAGCTTTTTTCTTTTCAGAAGTAAGTTCAGCTAATTCAGCTTGAAGTATAGCACGCCTTCTTGAAGAAGTTTCTGCATTTATTTCTCGTTGTTTCTTCGTAATAGATTCAGCTAAATTCTGTGATTCTGTCTTATCAAGCAGTCCTAAAACAGCCAGTTCAGCTTTTTCTCTTTCATCAATATCATCAAGTTGTTTCTGATGCTGTTTATCTAGTAAATCTCTACCATACTGGTCTACATAACCCAATGCTTCAAGTTGTGCCTGTTTTTCTCTCTCAATTTCTTCTAATTTATCATCACGTCTTTTATCTAATAAATCATTACCAAATTCATCCACATAATCTAATGCTTTAAGTTCTTCTTGTGTTGCTTTGTTTATATCATCTACTTTTTGATTGTAAATTATTTCTTCACCTTGCTGTCTATAACCTATAATCTGCTGTTCAAGAGTTTGTATCTGTGTAGTTAATTTCAGTCTTTTCTGTACCCCAGCAGCAGTTCTGTCTTCACCATAAATAAGTTTACTTAAAGAACTTGCAATAGTATCTGTTACACTTTTCATTGTATCCATTATACTATTAAATGCTTTTCCTATGGATGATACTATAGCTCCTGTTATTGGGTCAAATAAAGATACAATCCCACCAATTCCCTGTGTTAAATCACCTATAAAATTCTTTTGTTCTTCTTCTATGCCAGAAAACAAATCACTAAAAGCTTTTGACAAACTAGAAATATCACTTGTTATCTGACTTACCATATCTAAGTTGGCTTGTATTATTTTTGCAGTAGCATCTTTATTTATCTCTGCTTTTTTAGCAGCATAAGCCTTATCAACTTTTTCCAAATCCGATGCATTATCTTTTGCAGCAGCTACAGCACTATTGTACATTTCTTCAAGTGATTTTAATTCTGTATCTCTTTCGTTTTCTATATCAGCAATTCTTTTATTGAGTTCTGTTTTATTTATTCTAGTAAAATCAGTTAAATATTTTTTCTTTAATTCTGCTATATCTTTTTCTGATGCTTCAGTAATAGCAACTTCTGCATCTGCATATTTTTTTATAATAGCTTGTTTCAATTCCCCATATTTTTTAGTGATTTCTGTTTTTTCTTCTTGAGTCAATCCTTCAGCAGATAATTCATCTTTTTGTCTTTCATCAATAGCAGCTAATTCATCTTTTTGCATATCTTTAAGTGATTTTAGGTCAGCATCTCGTTTTGAAGTAATATTTACTAGCTGTTTATCATACTCTGAACCAATCAATTTGGTTATATCATTAGTATAATCATGTATTTGACCCACTAATACACTTATTATGGAATTTATCTTGTTTTTTTCATCTTCAGTTAATCCTACTGTAGTATCTCGTAAGAATTTGAATAAGTTTATCTGTTCATAAATAGAAGCACTAGCAGTAGCATTTATTTTAGCATAGGCTTCTTCTACTACTGTAGCAATATCAAAAGTGCGTTGAGATTCAGCTAACTTTTTATTTATTTCTTCTACTGAATCTCCTGCTGTTTTCATAGCTTCAACCATTTTTATTTGTGATGAATAAAATTCAGCCGTTCTTTTATCCTGTGCCTTCATCACCTTTTCTAATAAATCTAGTTCTATTTGTTCAATAGTTTCTCCTCTCTTTTTATTTATTTTATCAACATATTCACCATAAGCATCTGCCATTTCTTGATATGATTTAGCTAAAGCTTCATTTCCTGCAAGTGTTGCTTCATTAGCTAAACCCTGAAACTTTATTTGTTCTGAAATATAAGTAGAAAGTTTATTTTCATTGGCTTCAGTATTCCTAAGTTGCTCGGCAGTCATATTATTTATATCTATATTCAACTTTTTAACTTGGTCTGAAGCTTCTTGGGATACACCAACATATTTTAATAGAGAATCTCTTAATTGTATATTAGCATTAAGTATTTTATTTTTCTTTTCTATATCAGTATCATTTGAAGCATTTATTTCAGCTAACGTATTATTATAATTTTCATTAGCTTTCGTAATTCCTTGTATTATTTCAGCTTCAGTTTTTTGTTCATTCAGCAGTTGAGATTGTGATATAATAAGATTTTCAACAGTACCATCAGTATCATCAAAAGTATCTCTTACCGCACCTAGACTGGATATATATTTTTCCAATGCTCTTTGATTTGCTTTATTTAATTCAATATTATCACTAATTGTTTTGTTATTTTCTTCCACAGTTTCATTATATATTGCAAGAGCTTTATTAAGATTTTCCTGTTTTAATGTTTCATTGAGTTCTATACCTTTTTTTATCAATTCATCTCTATGTTTAATAAGAATATTATTAACTTCAGTATCAGTTCCCTTTAATTTCAATAATGCTTCTATCTCACTTAAAGTTGCATCTTTTATAGCAGTATCTCTTTTTATTTGTGCAGCAATATAAGCAGCAGAATTTTCTTTAATATCTCTTGTATTATCTTCAAAAACAGTATTAGCACTTTCTATTGCAATTTCATAACTCTTACTAGCTTTTTGCATTGCATCAGCAGTATTCTTAAATTCTGCTATTTTAGCTTTCTCAACACCTGTTATTACTTTAGCATTATCAAGATATTTTTGTGCTATATCACCAAGTCCTGAATCTACAGTTTTAATTTGTTCAACTATATCTTGTTGAGTAGCTCTATCAAGTTCTGCATATGCATCTTTTACTATATCTACTACAGCTTTTTCACCCTTACTCCATTCATTTACAAGTTCAATAATTCCATTTATTGCATCTTGTAAAAATTTACTTTTTGCATCTTTTCTTTTATCTTCCAAATCCTCAAGTAAGTCAGATAAATCAGTATTTACAGTTTTATATACTGTTTCTACATATCTCACTAATTCATTACCATACTCACCACCAGTATTTAAGAAGTCATCAATATATTTTACAGTAGAATCATATGCTTCTTTACTTACTCCATTTATTTTTTCAAGTATCACATCTATATTGAATTTAGCTACCTGTTCATTTACCATAATTTGAACTTTATCAGCATCTTCGTCAAGCATATTCAATATATCACTAGCTAAATTCAGCATCTTATGACGTACAGTATCATCTAAAGTACCAACAGCTTCATTAGTAAGTTTTTCAGATATAGCCAAAATTGCTTTCGTATTATCAGAAGCAGCTTTATTTATATCATTAAATCTTGATTGCATTTCTTTCTGTAACACTGCTCCATATTTACCACCAGTGTTTATAAAATTATTGATATACTCATTTGCCGAATTAAAAGCAGATTCATCTATTTTTTTCATCTTTTCAAGTATTGATTCTATATTGAATTTTGCTACTTGCTCATCTACTATAGTCTGAACTTCTTTAGCATCTACATGAAGTTTACTCATTAAACTATCAGACAACTCTAACATTTTACGACGTACAGTATCATCTAAAGTGTTAGCAGCTTCCTCAGCAAGTTTTATAGATATGGCTATAACAGCATCAGCATTTTTAGAAGCAGTTTTTGAGGAATCTTCTGAAAACTTTTTCATACTAGCGTAAGCATCCGTCATGGAATTTAATAATACTCTAGTATACCCTCCATGTTCCTTCACTGAAATGTCAACAAACTGTTTCAGAATATCCCCTGTCTCTTTATCTAATTTATTAACAGCAGCAAGGGTATTATTAACCATTTTCTCTAATAATTCTTGTTCTTCTTTAGCCATTCTTATATCTGCATCTCTAGCTTCACTAGAAACATCTTTATATTTAATTAGTTCTTCCCTAGCTTTTCTCATTGCCTCCAATCTATTTTTATTTGCATCTTCTTCAATAATATTGCCTTTATTATAATCCTCATTTAATTTCCTAATAGATTCATCATAATTATCAGTAACTTTTTTAACATCTTCATCAATTTTTACCAAATCACTTCTACTTGTTATTACTCTATTAGTAGTTATTATTAAATCACTTAGTCTATGGTCTTGGTCTCCATATTTATCTATAATATTTTGCAGTGCTTTTACATAATCTTTTGCAGCATCTATTCTTAATTCATATGCTTCAGATTCATCGATTGTATTTTTCTTAACTTGGTCATTTATATTAGCTAATTGTTTTTGATATTCAGTATAGGCAGCAGATTCACCTTGTTCTTGTAGTAATAAACCATATTCTTTCTGTTTTACAATTAAATCATCAATAGTTTTCTGTATACTACCATTTGCATCACCATATGTTGCTTTATAACTTTTAATTTTATTTATCGTATCACCAATAGATTTATATATAGCAGTATTTCCTTCATATAAATCTTCCATACTTTTATTTGTGTCTTCATTAAATAAATTGATTTGGTTCTCAAGATTCTGAAGTAATGAATCTATATTAACATATCTATTTATTATATCACCTAAAGCATTAGATTGCTTTTTATACGAATTTATCCAATTTTCTATGGATTCTCTTTGTGTTTTATCTAGTTTATCATTAGTAACCAACAATGTTATTAAAGAATCTATAGCAGAATCATATGCTTTTTTTCTAGCTATGTTTGCTTCATTTTCAGCATCAGCAGATTTATTACTAATATCAAAATTTTCTTTAGCTGCTTCCAAATTATTATTAAGTGCTGTTGTGATTTCATCTATACTGGTTTTTATATCAGCTTTATCAATATTGGCTACAGTTTTCGATATTTCTTGTCTTATCGTTGTACCAAAAACAGCTAAAGTAGTATCTAAATCCTCACCAATAGTAGCCCAAGTAAATTTATTTGCCTTCACATCTTCATCAAGAAAACTATACAATAAATTTAATCGTTTATTATAATATTCCTTCTCTACAGCAGAAATATCTTGCCCAGTACTTTTTGCTAATTCAATCATAGCATCTCTTTCAGTATCAAGGTCTTTCAATCTTTGTCCTTGAGTCTTTGGCGGAGGTTCTTTAGGAGGTGGTAGTGTGATTGGTGGCTTCTTTTCCCCCAAAACTATACTATTATATAGTGCTATTACTTCTGCTTGGTCTTTTTTTAATTTCTCAAGTGAATTCCTCCAACCTTCTATATATGGATTTTGTTTTATTTCTTTTTCTGTCCTTCCTTTTGTAGCTCTATCTATTTCATTCTCCAAAGCAACAATACTTTCTGCATAATAATTTATTTTCTTAGAAAGAGATGCTAATGTATTAGCTTTTGCCTGTTTATCCGTAGCTTCAGCAACACCATTTATACTATCCTTTAGAGTATTATTGGCATCCGATAAATCTTTAGTGCTTTTAGTAAAGTCTGGATACAATTTATTTAATGCATCAGTAACTTTTGATAATCTATCCTGTTCATTCGCTGTTAAATTTGTTTTATCCTTCAAAGTATTGTATTCATCAATTAAAGCTTGATTAGCTGCTCCTGATTCTATCATTTCTTCCGTAAGGTCTGGATAAAGTCTCTGTAGTTCATCCACAATTTCGCTCATTCGCTTTGTTTCAGCAGCAGTTCTGTTTGTTTTTTCATATAGTTTCTGGTATTCATCAGCCAGACTTTCAGCTTTATCCCTGTTTTTTTCAAGTGTAGCAGATAAATTTTCCCATTGTGATTCCTGTTCTTTTACATCAGCAGATTTCTTGAAAGCTACAATAGCACCTGTTAATCCTACCACAGCAGCAGTTACAAGAGGTATTAAAGTAGTCCATGAAGCAAGTTTTCCTGCTGCCATTGCTGCTTGCAATGCTAAAATACCTTTTGTTAAGGCAGCTATACCTAATTCAAGAGGCCCCAACAATGCTAAAAATGCACCAAATACAACAACTCCTGTTTTTGTTGAATTACTTATATCATCAAGACTTTTTACAAATTTAGTCAAATCCCCAATTATTGTTTTTATTGTAGGCATCATTGCAGTGCCAAGACTTGAAGCAAGTTGGTCTATATTTGCTTTAAGTTGTTGACTCTGAAATGCAGCAGAAGTGCTATTTTCAGCAAAAGTCTTTAACGGAACTTGTGCAGCTTCAAGTATTAGTTTTAATGCAACTTCAGAAGTAGCTAATTGTAAAGCTGAACCAGTAAGTTTATCTTTACCTCGTGCTGCTAATTCATCATTTACTGCACTCTGTCGTATTGCTAATCCATAATTTCTTAAGTTTCTTGTGTTGCCCAATAGTGCCAAATCCAATGCTTTACTTACATCAACCATTGGCTTACCAGAATATGCAGAAATAGCAGCAGTTAACTGCACTACTGATTGTGCCATTTCCAATGCTCTTTCTCTTGTTGCCCCCATTGCAACAAAAGCGTTAGAAGCATCAGCTAAAAATGTTGTAGCTTGTTTACTTGTCAATCCATAAGCAGCTTGCATATCATACAATGCTTTTGTAGCTGCTGGCATCATTTCACTAAACAAATCTTCATATTTTCTACTTGATACTTCCAATTTTTCTGCACTCTCAACAGCAGCTTTTCCAGCAGCCACTAATGGAGCAGTAACAGAAGCAGATAAAACAGCACCAAATTTTGCAGAGGTTTTAGCTAATTCATTCAGCATCTCATTGAGACTTTTGCTATTTTCTTTTAAGTAAGCAACCTTACCAGCAAGTTTATCATTCTGAACTTTTAGTTTCATTATTTCTTCATTATAAGGACTTACTCCGCTACTAAGCAATTCTAGTATTCTATCTTTATTATCTTTTATATGATTATTTAATCCTTGTAGAGTATTATCATAATCCTTACTTAAACTTTCAAGACGTTTTATATCTTCTGTTAAATCTTTATACTTAGCTTTTAATTCATCAATAGTAGGAACCATTGCAGCATATTTTTCTTTAGTTGCTGCTATATTCTCCTTTGCAGCTTCCTGTGCATTAGTTAAATCATAAAGTGCTTTTTCATATCCATTAACTTGTTTTGAAGTAGTTGCAATAGCATTTCTTAATTCTATTGATTGTCTCTGTAAATCCCGTGCTAATAATTCACCTTTTCCAAATGATTCACCTAAATCATCCCATGTTTTTCTATATGAAGCTATCTCAGATTTTGAACCAGCAATTTTATCCTTCATATCATTTACTGATTTAGTTGCTTCATTATAAATATTTATTACTTCATTTATTACTTTATCAGAATTTGCATATTCTATAATCAAATCTTGTATCTGTTTTTTTAATTCACTGTGTTGACTTCTTAATTGGGTTATTGCATGAACCTGCTTTTCAGTCTCTCCAATAAATTCATTCATTGGATTACTTGTATCTCTGTATGACTTTCCAATCTCGTCTATCTGTCTTTTTGCTAATTCTACTTGTCTAGTGTATAAATCTAAATTATGTTTAGCACCTACATATGCAGCAGACATTGGAGAAACACCATTATTGATGAGTTCCTGCATTCTTTTTTGGGCTTCTGATAAACGACTTTGTGCGTCTTCAAGTGATTTAGATAAAACTGCCGCTTGTTCATTAAGTCCTTTTGTTGAATTAGCTATTGAACCAATGTCTTTTATAATAGAATCATGAAAACCAGAAAATACTTTTTCACTTTTATTTATAGATTCATCAAATTGAGAAGTCTGACCAAGTATCTGAACAATCATTTGACCTAAATAAGCACCACTCATTCTATATCTCCATACTTCTCAATCAATTTCTGTTTTAGTTCTGCTGCTTCTTGTTCTCTCTTCTCTTCAACTTCTTTTACAGTAGACAACCCTTGTTCCCTCATTTCATCACGTAAAGCTTTTAACTGTTCATATGACATATTACTTAATTTGCTTTCTGTAGAATCTGGAGTAGGATATTTTGTTTCCATACCCAAATTGTAGTACATAATAATCTGTCCTATGGACATTTCATTCAATAGATATTCCTTTGTTGCCCATGGATATAAAAGAGCCATTCCTATGAAAAGTGGGCCAAGATGGACTTTTCCGTCTCCCCCTTGGCCCCCTTTCAGTTTTTTCCATATTGCTCCACACCTGCATAAGACCTGATGAGTGCTTCTTTAATCAAACTTACAAAGGCGTTTATTTGAGGCATTTCAACATTTTCCCTGAACCACTTCTCACTGAGTTCTGGATTCTTGAAAGAAGCAAAGGTACTGCACAATTTTATGATAATATCCAATGCTTCTTTAGATGATTTCTCATCCTTCAATTTGTTTTCATCATATTCAGATAGTTTCCTTACTAATGAGTCTATTTCCCATGTTATTCCACAAGGAACGAAAGAAACATCTATCTGAACACCACCCAACTTTATTATCTTTTTAGGTGGTTTCAAAATATCCAAATCAACAATGCCTTCAGTTTCCTTATCCATTTACAAAGCACTCCTTTATTACAAGTCTCTTGTTATAGTATACAACTGAGTACCAGCAGAAAGTGAAGTATCCAATTTTGCAGTAATAGCAAATGGCATAACAGCAATCGGGTCTGTATCATTGTCAGATTTGAAAGTAATTTCAGGCCCACCATCCAAAGTAGCTTTGAATACTGTAAGAGTTGTATACTTTGTAGTTCCACTTGCATTGATTCTCCTATTTGTTATTCTAAATGCTACTGGAGTAAGATTAGAATTTCCACCAGCTATTATTGTACTTACAGAAGAAGTAGCAGTTGCAGAAATAAGGCCACAGTTAATAGCAGAAAGAACTGTAGCATCATACTCAATAAGTTCACCAGTAATTTGTGCAATCTCAGTAGCAACACCTTCAATAGGGTCAGGAGCATTACCAGCCTGTACACTATATTTTGTAGGAACATGCTTAAAGCTATTCACAATACCAGCACCAAGGTTAGTCCATGCTGAAGATGCAGCAGAACTACCATAAGGTGCTGTCTCAATTTTGCAGTTGCCTATAATTAGGTTTGCAACACTCACACTAGAATTTTGATAATTAGGCATATATATCTCCTTATAAAATAATTAACTAACAGTATCTACTGAATAAACCAGTAGAACATCAACTGGAGCATTGAAACAATCAGTTTCAGGAATAATACCAGTATCTCGTACTACAGACATTCGCTCTGCAACAAAAGTTGACGCTATTCCTATACATCCTGTTCCACATGTTCCACCAAACAATTTTGATACTTCATCCGCTAAATCCCTTGCTGTTGCAGCATTAGCTGCCCTACAGTTTACAGAATAAATTGGATGACACAATCCATTACTTCTAGCTCCTCCAGGGAGCTGATAATACGTAATAAAAGGTAATAATGAAGATAAAGAACTAGTTTGTGGAGCTACTCCATGATATATCCTTGTACTGCAAATAGTTGTTATTGCAGTACACTGATTCATGAGATAACCTACAAACTGATAATCCTTCATCTTTTATTTCCCCATATAATCAGCAAAAACATTCTTTCCATTAACTTCTACAATCTCACTGAACTTACCAAAAGTTTCATCAAAAGCTGGTCGTAAGAATGGCTGTGCAGCATCTTTGTAAGTTCCATATTCCATGTAAAAATTATACCGTACAGCAGTTCCTATATCAGCTTCAGTTTCAATTTCTGGTGGTGTTATTGGTTCAAAATGCTCAACATTGTATCCCCGTGGAGGATTCATTCTTCTATACTTTTCAGGTGATTCAAGTTCAGTTCCTTTATTCTTCATCTGTACATTGATTGAAGCTGCAAGATATCCATATCGTTTCGGGCAATATTCTTTTGCTCTGGAATTTACTTCCATAGCTAAATCCCACACACTGCCTTCAACAACCTTTCTGGCTAAAGATTTAATCTCATCACCATTCCAGTTTGTACGAATACTTGCAAAATTAAATTCTTTGTTATCCATCATATAGCTTGCCTCAATCCCACCACGGTAATTTCTCCATACCCCATAACATCATCAGGAATACCTATAATCGTATATGTTTTCCCTCCATGAGTTACTTGCACATCATTAGAAGTAAAAGTATAACTCGAAGGTTTCATTACTAAAACATGAGTGGTTTCCTGCACCATTTTATCAGAAAGATATTTTCTACCACCCGTTCCAGATTGATAAATAACTCCTACTACTGTCGTTGCGGTTGTAGTTTCTGTAAACCCGCCCATTCCATCGTATGTTTGTGATTTTCTTATTATCTGTATATCTTTCATTGTTAGTAAATCATCAATCATACTAATAGAACCTCGCTATAGTATATTTCTCTAAAGCACCAGTTATTTCTATAGGATATCCATAATCATCTAACCCAGTTTCAGTATAAGTTTCACTAAAAGGCCCCAAAGAATGAGAACGAATCCCTACTCTTTTAGGTCTTATGTCATAATCGTATGCTATCATCTTGCAAGCTATTTTGCTTAATTCTTGAGGCCATTTTACTAAAGATATAAGTATTGGTCTGTCTGACGGTTCATCATATAATGTACAGTCTTCAAGTTCTAATACATTCTTAGTAACATTTTTTAATGTATAATATCCATCATTCAGATAACTTCCATAGACATAAATATCAAATCCTTTAATAAAACCCTCTATTATGAAATCGACATCATTGCAAGTAATAGTTTTCAATGCTGGGTCAAAAGTTACATAATCCTGTAAATCAATATCAGTTGTAAAATAATTGTTAGTTCTCATTACTATAGCCATTTGTACATCTTCTATAAGATGATTATTTATTATTGTTTGAGCAGAACAGCTTATAGAAGTGTACAAAGTTACCGCAGTAGCAGTAGTTATTGGCATTACTTTAACTCCATATCATTTCGGATTAAGGATAGTAAATGGCTGCATTATTGCATATACATAGCATGTAGCAGTAGCAGTAATATCCAAATTCAAATAACCATTTTTATCCTTAAACCTAGCAGACTCAAGTTCCCTACCACCAATTACTTTTGTAGAAGATGTAGCAACAGATATAGTGGCTGTATCACCAATACCTACTTCTGAATAATTAACACCAGCTTTCACTGTTACTACACAAGAAGCAGTAGTAGAATAGTTCTCAACAACCACAA